ATAATATACTAATGATAGTTGTCTAGAATTATTACCCATTGAATCTATATGATATTTATATTTCTGACCATCATCACCATACCTGCTAACCTGTGTTTCATGATAGTTTGTAGCATATATATCTGTGACTGTAAAACAGTAAGGCATTTGCCATTCTTTCTGTCCGTTACCTGTGCATATAGTAGTAGTTTCATCTCCGAAATCTATCTTAAATGTCTCTCTTATAGCCTTTGATTCATACGCACAACATATAGCATTGTATTGTAGAACATCCCCCGCTGAAGCACATGTATCATCTATAGTATTAGTACACGCTAGATTGAATGTTTTATTTGATACTGTTGCCGCAGCTGTATTAAACATTATAGTATCTGTCGCTCCTATCGCAGGCCATATAGCTACTCTATCACCAGCTAACGCTGTGACTCTAAAAGATAAAGTATTACATCCAGCATTCGGCTCTTTAAACTTGAGGGCTACATTACCACAAGCATCTGCTTCAAATACAAATAAATTACATTCCTGAATACATACTGTACTACAACAAAAACAAGCATTATTAACATTTTGATTATTAAATAGTCTAGATATTCTCCTAAGATCAGGTGCCCCAAATTTAGTACATGTACCAGTACAACAATCAGTTTTCTCAGGGAAATTTGCCATATATATACTACTCCTATCACCTTAAAAAGATTATGTGGTATCGTATCCTGTGCATGTGTATCCTGAACATGTAAATCCTCCACCTGGGGCTTGAGAACCATATATATTAACTCCATATACACCTACATTATATACAGCAGGAGTAACTACCGTTATATCTATAGTATCAGTTAAAGCAAAATTTTCTACAAATACAGTACCACAAAGAGCACCCTGTATTATATTAGGTGTATCAAGTAAAGATAATACTTCCTCTAATTGTTCGCTACATCTAATATCTTTAATCTCTGTAAGCGCAGATTCCAAATCATGTATTTTTTGTATTATTTGTTTCTCATATTCTAGGTCATCAAATTTAAATTCGCCTAATAGTACACATGTTTTCATTTCTGGGTAATTCCATGTTAAAGATTTAACTACAAATGAACCATCAACACATTTAATATCATTAATAACTCTAACCACATCCCCCTCTGCTAATGAGTTTTTCATTACTCCTAATTCTACTTTTAGTGATGTTCTAATCTCTTTAAACCTATTAAGATATCCGTTGATAAACCGTATTCCATCATTTCTTGTTCTGATCCATGGCATTACTAATCTCTTACTATGTCTACCGTTTAAATCTATACTTGATTGTTTTTGTCCTCTTATAAGTAGTGGTAATTCATATTGATATTCAACAACTATATTACATCCAGCACTAGGAGGAGCACTTGTAAAAACTATGGTTTTGTTAATAACACATGTGTTATAATCTTCTTCTGCTGTTTGTTCTGAACCACCTATTAATATCCTACTAGATATAGCTCCATGTTGTAATGTAAATACCGTATCACTTGCATTACCACTAAATGTCTCTATTATATCATATTTTTTATTCTCTCCTATAATAACTAGATCATTAACTATTTCTGTATCATCATCTACACACTCAAAGTTTCTAGAATTACATCCATGAGTAAATACAAAACATGTTGGATTAAATACACTATCATGTAAATGAAATTGTCTTAATGCATCTGTACTAAATGTTCTTCCAGTTAATTGTGTTAGATCTCTTATTATATCTATTAATTTTCCATCTGCATTGAACCTTGTTAGTATTATACCACTACATGTACCATGAATATGAGGTACAAGACATGTGTTGTTTCTTATCAAATTTTCTACTATAAATTCTGGTGATCTGAAGTTATACTCTTGTGCTCTTACCTCTATTATACCTAACTCCTGTCCAAATGATTGTGCTATTATGTTCTTTTTAAATATTTCTTTACTAATTTTAGTAACAACTCCTCCAAATTTCATTATTGATGTGGCTGTTATACATGAGAATATTCTAGTTGTTTGTGCTGTTGTTAGTGCTCTATTGTATAATCTTATATTACTAATGTCCCCGCAAAAGTAAGCTGTTTTGTTATGATTTGTTCCTATAAACATAGCTGGACTAACTAACGTTAGGTTAGAGGCCACTGATGCGCAATTCTCCTCTATATCATCAACCTGTAAATGTACTATATTATCTGTTCCTCTAAATATTCTAATAAAATGCCAATTAAAATCATTATAACATGTACCTGTAGTTTTTATTAAATTACCATCAATTTCTGCCACTATATCACCAGTACATAATCTATTAACTGAAAGAGCCCACCCATTACCAGATAGTGTTCTACGTGCATGTATATACTGTGTAGCACAGCTCTGCCATCTAGCCCATACTGATATATCAAAATTACAAGCAAAATCAAAATCTGTTGTGTATGGTATCTCAGCAAATGAGTCTATACCATTAAATCTTATAGCACTACCTGTTCTCCCATTAATTTCTTTTATTATACCTACATTATATACTGCTCTAATCTCTTCTGTTGTTAGATTTTTAGATATCCATATACAACCATCATCTATTACACCTGTAAATTTAGGTGTTCCATCAGCATATGAAGCAAATGTAACTACTGAATTATTTAGTGTACATCCTGTTAAGTTATTAGTTATTACCCCCTTTGTATCTATTACTCCGTTGATATATATTTCTACTGCAGAACCACCACACCCAGGTATTCCATTATATGTTATTGCTACATGTTGAAACACACCTGTATCAATAGCTGTGTCTCCCCTGATATGTAATTCATTAGAACACGCTGTATTAGTTAATCTAAATTCAATCCTACCACATGCATCTATACTCATCTCCCATCCCTTATCTGTACTAGCTGTTGCCTTTTTTGATATTATTGGTACAGATGTACTACATGTTTTAACCCAGGCCGATAATGTTAATTGTGTTGTTTGATCTATATCAAATATACATTCACAACTTATTGTTGAATAATCACATGTACCGCAATAACATATAGCCTTAGTAAATGCCTTACCTGTTGCACAAGTAGAACTACCGTTATCTGTTACTACTAGTTCTCTAATTCCAAAATTTACTGGTGCACTACATGTACTACACCATAACAATCTAACGTCAACTACTGGCCTATCTCCAGAACCAAACGAATTGTTACATAATCCTGATTCATCCTTTGTATTACCTTGCATCATATATGCACCAACCATACAGTTTAAATCTACTGCATCTTGTATTACCTGTATTTTATCTCCTATACATATTGCTGGGCCTGCAGGAAGTACTATTTTTGCCTCATCTATAGCTCTCTCCCCTTCTCGTTTAACCTCAGTTGATACTACTTTTGTTATAGTATTATTAACTAATACATTAACTCTTGCCATGATTATGTAGTCTCCGAAGCTACTATGTCTCCTGATATAAGTTCATATGTGGCAACATATGTTATTGGTGTAGACGCTGACTTTGATAGTGTCAATTTATTAGGAAATACTACCTTAGTTTGTAAATCACCTATATTTATACTGAACGCATCCTCTATACTTTTTGCTTCAAATGTTTCTATTAGAAAAGTAACTTGTTCTGATACGGTAGATACACATGACCCTGATACAACTGATGTTGGTTCATCAATTATTGTCCATGCTACTCTAAATGTTAATCTATTTCCCTCCGCTTTAACTATAATATTACACTCTGCACCTGTCTCTGGTATTGGAAAATCAGCTACTATAGTACATAGTTCTATATCTAATGTACATATATTTCTTATTGTATATGATACTGGACTACCTGCACCAGCTGTTTTTGATATTGTTATATCTGCCATTATACTATACCTACCCTAGCTGTTGATTCTTTTATTATTCTTAGTAGTGCTGGTTTTAATTGTCTTTCCAGGTCTCCTAAGTTACTAGCGTGTATTGTAATATATACTTTAGTTCCTCCGCCACTACCACCACCAATACCCGGTGTAATTGTTTCTGGGCCTCTTTCACCAAATGTATATCGTCTTCCTGAAGCTCCAACACCAAATATTGGTTCGTTTATTATACCACCTGCAAAGTTACTAGTTACTGTACCAGATGAAGCGAGATATCTATCAACAGATCCTGCACTACTAGCCATCATCTGCATCCAAGGCGTAGAATTAGTTATTTTTTTAGCTATCTTTGCACTAGTTGTTAGATTACGACCATCCAATTTTTTCTGATTTCTAATACTTCTAAGTGCAGCATCTACAAAGTCTTTTGCTGCTTTGAACTTAGCCATAATACCCTCTAATGCTGTCATTACACCTTCTGTTGTGATTGGTGCGCGTTTAATATTAGCTGCAGTTTGATTAAATGATTGTGCTACACACGCTGCTGAAGCAGCAGTATCATCTGCTGATTCTTTTATACCAATCCATTTTAAAAATGTATCAATTGCTAAACTAAGTATATCTCCATTTTTCTCTTCTGCTTCGTCATCTGACCCTCCACCTCCACCTGTGCCCATCCATCCAAAGAACAAATCATATATTGGTTTTAATGCATTATATATACCTTTAAAGAATCCTACAATACTAGTCCATGTAGATAATAAGCCTCCTGTTATATCTAACCCGAGTTTAACAAAAAACTTAATAATATCTATCCATCCTTGCCCCATAGATGACTTGACTGATGACGCCATAGTTTTAATGAATCCTACTACTGTATCCCAGGCTGCCTTTATATTTTCATCTTGAAATATTTCATCAAATAATTGTACTCCTACATCCCATGCTGTTTTAAGCTTACTCCATATATTAGTTTCTAACCATTCATAGAATCCTCCCCATGCAGTACTTAATGCACTTGTTACTGTAGTCCACCATGCACCTACGTCTATTCCACCTATATCTCCACCACAACCAAATATATCTGGTATGCTTGGTATTAATCCAGCTAACGCTCCTATTGGATCTTCAAAGAACTTACCTATAGTATCACCTATTCCTTTCCATGTTGGATACGCTCCTTTCCAAAACTTGAACCATGTAACTGAAGCTTTTACGAACATTATAAATAATGGTCTTAAAATAAATCCTATCATGTCACCAATTGGTCTTAATATGAACATAACTGCTACATTAAGTAACTTAAGCATGGCTTTCATCATTGGGGAGCTATCTATAATCAACTTACCTAAACCAGCAGCACCTGCTAATCCTGCAGCAATACCCATTATCTTTACTGCTTGTGGTAGTCTTCTTTGCTTTTGTTGTTGTTTCTCTACGAAGTCTATAAGTGCCCCGCCTTTTTCTGCACCTAATGATCCTTTGGCTCCTCCTGCAAATCCAGGTGGTAATCCTTTACCTGCCTTTGGATTATAGAATCTACTATTAGCTGCTATCATATCTAATCCAGTACCTACTGCTCCACCAGCTCTACCACCTGTTAACCCTAACATACTCTTAAATGGGCCACCACCAACACCTCTAGCTACGGCATTTCTTAGTGATAAGTCCTTCATTTCACGTTGTCTAGTTATATTTTTCATGTCATTTAATTTTCTTATAGCCTGTGTTTCTTTTTTGATATGCATTATTGATTTCTCACTTGCTTTTATTACTTTTAATTTACCAGAGTAATCTGTTTTATGCATTATCTCTATTTTTTTAACTATTGAATCATATAATTTACCTGTTTTTTGAACTGATTTAGACATACTATCAGATCCACCTGAACCAAATATAGTTGAGTCTATTTTGGCTCCTTTTAAGGCACTTTGTATCTTTCTTTGAAGTTCCTTTTCATCTATATCTAGACGTAGTTTATAGTCAGCCATATATTTATAAATGTGTTTTAAAGATTTAAAGATATCCCCTATTTTATCTTTATAGCGTCTCTCATATGCTCATCTACGAATACTATCAGTTTATTTAAGAAGCTTGTTTGGTGTTCGTCGGTTTCTTTTTTTGTCCATCCGAACTTGACTGCACAGAAGGCGTAGGTTCCGATTGTAATTCGTTCACCGCCTCTGAGCCCATGAAGCTTGTCATCCAGTCCCCTAAAAAATTGACTAGTGGGTAATCCTCCATGATATTATTTAGTATATCGTTAGCTACTTTGTTTGGTATTGATTTTATACTAAGGTCATTTTTAAATCCAAATGGTGCTTTCCTCAGTGTTCTTAATAGAATTTGCATACGAAATGGGCCTAGTTTTATCTTTGGTTTTTGTATATCTGATAAGTCTAATGCTGTGTTGATAATAGATTCTGTTTCCCCAAATGTGAGTTCTGTCTCATATTCTATCATTTCTTTGGAACCTTGCCAATCTATTTCAAAAGACTTTATAACCATAATATAGATACGGACAATAGATATATAAAGGTTACTAGCTTGCGTCGGCTGGTATTATGGCTACGTTGTTATTAGCTACTGCTGTACAATCACTTGCTTGGAAGTTAAGCTCTTCAAATACTGGTTCATTTGGTTCAATAGATAAGTTATGGTCAGCTAATGCTATACCTGTTATGCTGAATTCTATTGATCTTTCTGCTGTTCCACATAATCCATTAGTAAATGTTAATTTTAGTGTTGGTTGTTCAGTTAACAATGTTTCTGCACATGCAGCTGTGTTACATAGTGTGTCTTTTTGCTGGGCATATAATTTTTGTAGTTGTACTGAGTCAGTAAATGATGTTTTGAATGAACCTGTAATCTCAAATAGTTTCCTATACGCACTTGCTGCTACACTAGTACCAATACCCCAAAGATGGTCACTATTTTGTGAGAATGTTAATTCTACATCTTGAGTCTCTGCTATTACTGTACAATCTGGAAATTCTAATGAACCATGAGCGAATGTAAAAGGTATGGCGTCAGTAACACATAAAGGGTTAAGACATGCATCCAATGCTGTAGTTAATGATTCATTCGCATAGTTTGAGTCTAATGATACTCTAGCTACTTCACCTATTGTAGCTGTTATTGTTGCACTATTTACTATACCTCCAGTTAGGGTTCTGACTATATCAGTTGCTCCAGCACATTGTCCTATTTCAGTAGAAAATGATTGTATAATTTTAGTATCAGCAGTTGTATCTAAACACCATGTATGAACATATGGGCCAGCTCCAGATACTGATACATTTTTAAAGCCTACAAGTTCAAGAAAACCTGGATCAGATAATACAAAGTCAACAGATAATGAGCCTCTAGTTTGGCCATAAGCATAAGTCTTAATTCTGACATCATTCAGTTGTGCTAAAGGTATCTTATTATTAGTGAATGACCAGGAAGTAATCTTTTGTTCAAATCCAAAATCTTGCCCTGCAGTTGTTGATAAATTAACTGCTTTAGTGTTAAATATAGCTTCAGTTGCCCATTGAAGATATACAAACGCTCCTGTAAATACCATAACTAATATTGTCTTAAATCGTATATAAAGATTTATACGAAGGTGTGGTTATTTACATCGTGATATTTGAGATCTATCATATGCCTATACATATTCCTATAATCCTGATTTTTTGTCTCTGATTTAGCTATTACTACCTGAAGGAATCCTTGTCCGTCTCTTCTAAGAATGTTCTGTATAATACGGGTTACCTCTTTAACTATTGCGTTTTGTCTAGTAGTGCCTCCCGCTTTATAGGATCTTATATCTAATTTGATTAGTAACTCATGCCAATATGCATCTCCGTGTAAAGCAAACACTTTAATTGCCTCAGGCATGGGGGATATAATAATTCTTTCAGTAGTATCGCTATCAAATCCAACTACCTTTTTATCCCATACTATATCTATAACTGGCTTAATACCACCTAAACATGTAGCATCCCACTGAGTACATAAAGCACATTTAAGATCATCTATAGCATCATATGTTATAATAGTCATACGTCTATACTCACCTGTCTATGATATATACCTAATGTACTGTCTACAAAATATGTTGGTTCTAACCCGTCTCTCATTATTGCTTTACCTACTTTATATGCTATCTGATTAACTAAATAATCTGGGGCACTAGCATATCTACCATCATCTTTACGTTTTCTTACCCATTCTCTTAGACTATCAAGATTAGGAAATTTAGACCAGTGCCAATCTGTGCCATTATCTATGCCAGCTACCGCCCAGTCTTCGCTACCTACAACATGTTCTACATCATCATATACTATAGTATCTACTATTCTATCATCATAATATGATTTTAAGTGTCTTAATTCGTCTTTTAGTTCGTCTCTTATTTCCTCTCCAACGTCTCTAATAATATCTTCAGCGATTCTTTTGAATTCTTTATCACTAAGTTTAAAGATCATGGTAATATATACACCTCTTCTCGGTCACGGATGATTTTGTCGACATCTTCTTGCCATTTTAACATGGCTTCTTCTTTCTTAATACCGCCACCAAACTCCAAATCGTCCATTTTGATTGAGGATCTAACTAAATCTATAATAGTCAATTTTACTGTCGCGTCTTCTATATCTAACGGCACGGTTAAATCACCAAACCTGTATGTTATTCTAACTCTATTATTTCTAAGTATTGTAAATATGAATCCTCTAAGATATATATCTCCTTTAATAAACTCTATATCATATGCCCCTGGACAACCGGCAAAACAAGCCCATGTACCACCAGCACCATTCCATATTTCTAATTTATCACCAGCACATGTATCAAGTTTAGTACATCCTGCTCCAGTTTTTCTAATATTTCTGTGTTTTAGTGTAATATATGTACCCCACCCAAATGAGTATAATAGTGGTAAGCTAAATATTTCTTGTGATGTTTTTAGTCTCCAAGCGTGACCTGTTCTACGGTCAATCCTATCTTCTGATCTCTTGATGATTTTTTCAACCTGCGCAATAGAAGGACTAGTACATGCAGTAATGCTTATTCTAAGAAAATCAGCTATATCACATGTGGTTGCATAACAAGTTGCCATAATATATAAATGTATTTATAGGATTTAAAGATTTACTCATAAACTATACTTATAGTACCTGATGTACCGCTTATTGCGTCTACAAAAATACCTACTTTTACTGGGTGATTAATATACGGTGCTGAGAAATGATTATTTGCATTGCCAGTTACTGTCATAACCTTAGATCCTGCTCCTCCTGATAGGAACGCTCCACTTACTGCTAATGTACCAGCGTCATTAGATGATAAATCTATAAGACTACCATCATCACCTGCTTCAGCTGTAATAGTTACTACGGCACATACTGACGCACCTGTTTGATCAAGTAAAGGAACAGTAATTCCAACTCTACAATCTGCTGTTATTGCAGCTGCTAAGTCAGTAGCTGCGGCACAATCAGAACAATCTACACTAAATTCTGTATCGCCACATCTTGCACCTGTTACGCCTGTATAAGCTAATCCATTTACTGTTAATATATCCGCATCTGTTCCACCTGCGAACGGAGTAGTTACCACTAATCTAGCTCCACCAGTAGTAGTTTGTGTTACAGCGTTTCCAGTAGAACCTGCCACAGTAACCACTGATGTTACTACGGCAGCTGCTGCTGTAGATGTTAAATCATCAACACACCCACACCTAACATCATCGTCTATTGAATCTGCTAAATCGGTAGCAATAGTACAATTACTACCACATATATTAAATTCAGTATCACAACTTTTTACACCACATATAGCTGTATAAATTAAACCATTTACGGTAACTGTGTCCGCGTCTACACCACCAGTAAAAGCTGTTATAGCTAAAGTACATGTATCAGTAGTAGCTAAAGTGATACAATTTCCTGCTATTCCACAAACATCTGTAGTAACTGTTACTACGGCTGAAGCAGCACATCCTGTTTGATCACCTGAAGTACCTGATCTACAATCATTAGTAATAGCAGAAGCCAAATTGGTTGCTGCTACACAGTTAGTCTCACCACATACATCAAATGTTCCAGCACATGCGCAAGTTGCACATGAAGCTGTATATAATAGTCCATTTACGGTAACTGTATCTGCTGTTACACCACCAGTTAAAACACAAGAAGATATAGCTAAATTACCAGCACAATTTGTAGCTAATGTAATTGCATTAGCTGCTGCACCTGAACATGTAGGTATTAGTGTTGATACTGTTGTACATGATGTTGATGTTAAATCTTGTAAGCATCCAGTTCTACCATCACCATTTATTGCTGCTGTCAAATCTATGGCTGCTGCACAGTTACTTGTATCTATTGAGAATTCTGTGTCATCTGCTCTTGATCCTACAGTTGCTGTATATACTAATCCATTTAATGTTACAAAGTCACCATTAACTCCACATGTAAATGTTGCTCCACTTGTTATCCTACATCCTGCTGTATCTGATATTGTTATTGCATTGCCCCCGGTTCCACCAACTGTTGATGTTGCTGTAACTACCGCAGCAGCGCTCACCGCTGTCAGGTCATCTACACAACCCGCTCTAACATCATCGTCTATTGAATCTGCTAAATCTGTTGCTACTGCACAATTAGAACCAATCCCATTAAATTGAGTGTCACATGCTTTTGCACCACACACTGCTGTATATAATAAACCATTAACTGTTACGGTATCTGTATCCTTACCACATGTAAATCCACAAGCTGATACTGCTAATCTACAAGCATTACTTGAAACAAATCCAACACAGTTAGCATCAGCATCACTAAGTACAGTTGTAACTGTTACTACTGCCAAACAACTAGAAACAGTAACCCCACATGTACAAGTTCCACATCTAGTGTCATTTGCTACTGAACATGCCAAATCAGCTGCATCTGCTGTATCTGTACCATCTATTGAAAATTCTGTGTTTCCACATTTAATGCCCGCTACGGCTGTATAAACTAAACCATTAATTGTAACTGTATCTGCTGCAAGCGCAGTTGCTAATGTTACGGTTCCACATGCTGTAGCATCTAAAGTTACACATGCTATTGTAATTGCTCCAAGTGCATGAACCTCTCCTACTGCACATATTTGTGTTACGGTTCCTGTTGCTGTTGCTTCTACCAGTGCACATGCTAAAGTTATAGTTCCACAAGCAAATGTATTTGCTACTGGACATGCTACGGTAATTGTACCACATGCTGCTACTAGTGCTGTTGCACATGCTAATGTAACTGTTCCGGTTGCTGCTGCTACTGAATCCCCGTCTCTAACTACCCATACTCTGTCTCCAGGTTGGGCATATATGGCTTTTATGATTCCGTGACCAGATTTCACCAAAGTATCCGTACATTCTACTTCGGCAATATTGTTCTTATCGCCCATATAAATAGAAGGCACAAATAGATATATAAGGTTTGTTATTTAAAAAAAGAAAATAGAGGATTTAGAATCCTACTACTCGAATCTTTACTATCATTGAGTTAACTCCTGCTGAGGAGCTTGCCAATTCGGGAAATACAACAACCGCACCCCCCACCTGCTGCTGGGTCTACTCCATAAGCCTTTAGCTTACCCGTTGCTGCAGCTCCACCGGCTGCTGGCACGTATTCAAGTAGAGCCCCTACATCATTAGATATAATGGTTGCAGAGATGATTGTGGTTATTCTACCGCCCAGTGAAAGGTCAATTGTACATCCACCTGTGGTATAGGTGTCACAAGCTGCATATGTAACAGTTACTTGAGTTGTAAGTAACTTTGATGTCAGCTCTGATTGTACTGATAGTGTTTTTCCTGCCAAACTTTTTAGGTTTGTATCCACTGCGACTGTATTAGCCATATATAAATGTAGTCGTTTCTCTTATATAAGGTTTAATAAAAAAGGTACCTAAAACACCCACTGCTTTAAGGTAATGTTCAATTGTGTACGATTAAAGTGAAATATCTCTAATCTTACCTTGAGCGATGAAACTTCTACACACGACTTCTCCCATAGTTCTGAAAACACCTTTCTCAACAAATGCATTGTTGATGAATGGATAACCTGGGCTTCTTCGTGTTGCTTCGTAATACTCGGTTGGAATTGATATCATGATTCCTAATCTTGGATATCCATATCCTTCTGCATCAGATGTATCTAATGCAAACAATCTTCCTACCTCACATGTATCACCAGCATCGCTGGGTGCATCTTTGGTTGGAATGAATGGAACTCCGTAGATCGAATCTACATGAATACCGACGCCTGTGCCTTTGAATGTTTGGATTCCGTTAACATCAATTTGTACTAGTGCCTCCCCGTATGGATTTTGAATACGGACTGATGGCATATACAAGCCTTGTACTTCGGAATAAACTTCGTGGCTACCTAGGAAAACGTTTGGATCTTTACCAGCTTTAACTCTTATTTGTCTCAAGAATGTCCTTAACACATCATCGGTAATAATGCCATTACAGCCAAGAGTACCTGTTGGTGAGTTCACTGTTGAGTCGAATGTAGTACTAGAGTCTCTGTCGATTGTTGCATTTGCAGCCCAAGGATCATATGAACCTGCGCCACCAGCACATTGTAATGCTGCCTCTTCTGCAGAACTAGATATAATTCTGTCGAGAGTTTCCCAATCTAATGTACCTGAAAAGGTACCTGTACAGAAACATGCAGCAGCAGCTTCTACATCAGAAAGTAACATTCTA